ATCGAGGATCTGGTGCCGTCCGGCCGCCGGCGGGCCGCCGCAGACCGAGTGGGAGGCCGATACCGACCTCGGCATCCTCGACGAGCGGCTGATGAAGCTCGGTGTCATCTGGCGCTGGAAGCGCGCGAAGGGCTTCGACTATGCCGAGGAGCTGTCGACCTACGAGCGCAACGTCGAGCGCGAGGCGGCGCGGATCAACGGCCGCATCGTGATCTCGATGGCGCGGCACAACCGGCGGTCGGACGCCTGGCCGAGGGTCAACGTCCCGGCGAACATCCCCGGCGCCTGACATGGTGCGGAAGGCGCTGCGACCGAACCCAGGCCGGGTCCAGGTCTCGAAGCCGATCACCCTGCCGGCGCCGATCCGTGGGTGGATGACCGACGAGAACCTCGCCGACATGCCGCCCGAAGGCGCCGTCGTGCTGACGAACTGGTTCCCCGACGCCGACACGGTGCGCCTGCGCCGCGGCTCCGCGCTCTGGGCAGACGGCATGGGCGGCTCGGCCGTTGAGAGCCTGATGCCGTACCAGGCGGGCACGACGATCGAGATGTTCGCGGCGGCCGGCGGCACCATCTGGGACGTCACCTCGTCGGGCGCCGCGGCCGCGACGAGCGAGACCGGGAACGCGTCGAACCGCTGGCAGCACATCCAGTTCGCGACCAGCGGCGGGCACTACCTCTACTGCGTCAACGGCCAGGATGCGCCGGTCCACTATGACGGCTCGACGTGGGCGAACCCGTCGCTGACCGGCCCCAGCTCGACCGCGTCGCTCGTGCAGGTGTGGTCGAACAAGAGCCGCCTGTGGTTCGCCGAGGAGGGCACGGCGACCGCCTGGTACCTCGCGCCCGACAGCATCGCGGGGACACTCTCCGACCTCGAGCTCGGCGGCATCTTCACTCTCGGCGGCTACCTGATGGCCGGCGGCTCGTGGACGATCGACGCCGGCGAGGGCATGGACGACTACTGCGTTTTCGTGTCGAGCGAGGGCGAGGTCGCGGTCTACGCCGGCACCGACCCGTCCGACCCGAACGCGTGGGCGCTCAGGGGCGTCTACCGCATTGGCAAGCCGATCGGCCGGCGGTGCCTGCTGAAGGTCGGAGGCGACCTCGCGATCCTGTGCGAGGACGGCGTGCTGCCGCTCTCGAAGGCGCTGGTGCTCGACCGCGCGGCGTCCCGAAAGGGCGCGCTCACGGCGAACATCCAGAAGGCCTGCAACGACGCGATCCGGACCTATGGGGCCCAGTTCGGGTGGCAGATCCTGGCCTATCCGCGCGGCACCATGGCGATCGTCAACGTGCCGATCAGCAGCCTGTCGGAGTCGGTGCAGTTCGTCATGAACACGCTCACGGGCGCCTGGGCGCGCTTCGAGGGGCAGAACGCGGTGTGCTGGGCGCTCCTCGACGGGAACCTGTTCTACGGCACGCCGACCGGCGAGGTGTTTCGGGCGGATGTCGGCTCGGCCGATGGCGAGGAACCGATCAGCGCGACCTCGATCGGCGCGTTCCAGATCCCCGGCGGCCGCGTCGCGACGAAGAGCGCGAAGCTCATGCGCCCGATCATCCAGTCCGACACCGAGATCGCCCCGGCGATCGGTGTCTCGGTCGACTACCGCGTCAGCCCGCCCTCCTCGATCCCGGCGGTCGCGCCGGTGTCGGGTGGCGTCTGGGACGTGAACGAGTGGGCGGACGACGTCGCCGACGACCCGGACGACATGCTCTGGGCCGGTGACAGCGTCGTGGTGATCGACTGGCAGACGGTCGTCGGCGTCGGCTACGCCTTCTCGGCCGGCGTCGCGGTTTCGCTCGAGGGCGTCGACCCGGATGCCGACGTGGATGTGAGGCTCGTGGCCTTCAACCTGATCCTCGAGGAAGGCGCGCCGGTCTGATGCTCGTGTGGTCGAGCGAGTTCCCGCAGATCCGCGAAGTGGCGGTTCAGCGGCTCGCGGCGCTGGGCTACGAGACGTGGCCGGTCGACAGGATCCAGGCGGCCGCCGTGCTCCGCGACGCGCGGGTCGCGGCCCTGATCGTCTATTCGTCGTACCAGCCGCGGTACCGCGCGATCGAGATGTCGATCATCGCGGACTCTCCGCGCTGGGCGAGCCGGCCGGTGATCGGCGCGCTCTTCGCGTACCCCTTCGAGCAGCTGCAGGTGCAGCGCATCACATCCGCGATCCGGGCCGACAACGCGCGCAGCATCCGGCTCTGTGAGGGCCTAGGTTTCCGACAAGAAGGGCGCATCCGCCTCGGCTACGGCGACTGCGACGCCCTGGTGTACGGCCTGCTCGCCGACGAGTGGAGAGGTGGGAAATATGGATCGATCGGCCGGCAGCTTCGGGATCCCGGGCGCGAGCGGCGGCAGCTCGGGCGGGAAGCAGAACGCGTTCCAGAAGTGGATGGGCTACATCAACGGCCCGCCGGCGCAAGGGCAGCCTGAGGTGATCGCCGCGCTGCGCGACGCGGTGGCCGCGAGGCCCGGCGCCGGCATCGCGGCCGACCCGACCGGCGCGAACTATTTCGCGATGCCGCAGCCGAACGGCACCTACGGCACGGCCTTCGACCAGCTGCTCAACGCCATGGTCGCGCGCGGACCGCAGGAGAAGTCGGCCGAGGAGGAGAAGAAGGCCGCGACGCAGCCGAGCGAGGCGATCGCCGGCATCGAGCCCGCGGCGCTGCGGGCGTGGCAGCAGGGCATCGACCGGGGCAGCTATCGCGGCCAGGGCATGTCCGACATCCTCTGGCGGAAGTCCATGGAGGAGGCTCGCGCCGCCGCCGAGAAGAACGGCGCCACCGCCGACGAGCTCGCGGCCTGGGACGAGAAGTACAAGACGATGCGGCCGCCCCAGGCGCCCGCCGTGATCTCCGACCGCGGCGGGGTGCGCTGATGGCCAGCGGAGGCAAGGGCGGGGGCGGCTCGGCGCCCGAGCCGCCGGACCCGAAGTACAGCGCGATGTCCCAGTACCTCGCCAACCTCGCGTCGGCGCGCGAGCAGCAGAAGATGAACGCGACCGACTACGTGACACCCTACGGGTCGATCGTGAACCAGAACCTCGGCGACGGGCGCTGGCAGCAGAACGTCATCCTCTCGCCGGAGCAGCAGTTCCTCCTCGACCAGCAGAACGCGCTCAGCGCGAACATGAACCAGCAGGCGGCCGACACGCTCGGCAACCTGAGCACGGGCCGGTATGAGGACGCGGTCTACGACCAGTACACCTCGCGCCTCGACCCGCGCTTCGCGCAGCAGCAGTCCTCGCTCGAGCAGGACCTCGCGAACCGCGGCATCAAGATCGGCTCGGCCGCCTATGACCGGGCGATGCAGAACTTCGAGATGGGCCGGAACGACGCCTACGACCAGGCGACGCGCGGCGCCATCACCACGGGCCTCGGCGCGCGCAACCAGCTGGTGAACGAAGCGCTCGCGCTCTCCGGCCGCGGCCAGCCCCAGAGCATGAGCGCGCCCGGGCTGCCCTCGACCGGCATGCAGGCGCCGGACATCCAAGGGGCCATCCAGCAGCAGTACCAGGGCCAGCTCGCGAACTGGCAGAACCAGCAGCAGCAGTCGGCGAGCGGCCTCGGCGCTCTCTTCTCGCTCGGCGGCCAGGCCCTCGGCGGCTGGGCCTCGAGGGGCTTCGCCCTCCCGTCCGATCGCCGGGTCAAGAAGGACGTCCGGCGCGTCGGCACGACGCCCGGCGGATACCCGCTCTACAGCTTCCGGTACGTCTGGGGCGGTCCGGAGCATATCGGCGTGATGGCGGATGAGGTGATGATGCGCGACCCCGAGGCCGTGACCGAGCGCGGCGGCATCCAGCACGTCGACTACTCTCGGATCCACTGACATGCCCGCGCCCCCGATCGCCCAGAGCGCCGTCGCGCAGTCGCCCATCCTGCCGGCGGTCGGGCCGAGCCCGGAGAGCGTCCGCCGCCGGCAGGCGCTCGCCGAAGCGATGTTCCAGCAGGCGACGCAGCCCGCACCGGTCTACAGCACCTGGGAAGGCCTCGCCCGGATGGCCTCCGCGGGGCTCGCCGGCTGGCAGCAGT